CCAAGTTTCCCAGTCTTTTTAAAGCTCGAAACCATCTCGCCAATGTTTCCAGAGATGGTCTTTTGACTCGATCCTTTTTTAAGCGGCATTTGGTTTCTTCCCTTGTTGTTGGCTAATCTGCGCCACCCGCTCACGAGCTATGTTGGCGCGAAGCTGGGCAATGTTTTCCTGAGAGTTTACCCTAGCCTGGTTGGCTTGTGCAGTCTGCGCGGCCTTTTGAGCGTCTAGCTGTAAGCGCTGTTCCGCAATTGCATTGTCGCGTTTGTTGTCCTCGTCGCGGATCTTTAGTTCCTCTGCCTTGAGCGCGACCACTGGATCAGGGCCCTCGCCACCACCTAACTGGGACTGCAAGCCACGAACTTCTTGCATATACTGAGCAATCTTGAGCGCAACCATGCCTTCCTTTTGGATGGCCGAGACCATGCGGTCAGGGTCCTTGCCGTACTGCACAAAGAGCTCTGCTTCAACATCTTCCTCGGCCTTGATACGGACGTGCTGAAGAATGTGCTTTTGCAATTCCATTGCGGCCATGGGAATAGTTTGAATCAACGGGCTTAGGCCCATCATCAGGTGGCTGGCAATGTGGGCGTCATGCTGCTGGCCAGCAAAGGCCTTCAAGGTCATGCCGTCCATAACGTCCGCATTCTCGCTTGCCGGGTCTTTAGGCATCTGGCTATTCTGCGGGCGCAAAATACCGTCAATGTCCCGGATATTTAACGACGCATAGACCCTGTAATACGCCTCATACATGTTATGCATTTGAGGCGCGGACTGCGCTAGCTGTAATTGCGTCTGTGCCAGCGTAATTCGCTGCGCGGTCGAGAATATGTTCGGGTCTGCCACAGGCAAAACCGCGACCAGGTCATTAAAATCCTTCTTCTTGATGGTACGCTTAGCGCCCGGTACATCATAGGGGTATTCATCAGGTAGGTACTCCGCAAAGCCCTTGGCCAGAAGTTCAAATTCCATCTTCTGCGCATAATGCATGCGCTTGTGGATGGCTGACATAACATTGGAGCCCTTTTCCAAGAGCGCAATGGTCGTTCCTACGGCTGCCTGCTGGTTACCATCACCAACCTGCATGTCAGCAATGCTTGCTAGGCGTTTTCCTGCCTCAACCGTGAACCCTAAGAGCTGAAACAGCGTCTGCGACGGCTCTTTGTATGGCAATGGCATGAGAGAGGACTGAAGTTCCGCGCCTCCCGCATCGATATCGCGCCATTCGCCAGGCTGGATCGGATTATCGTCGTCCGAGATCCGTGCGCCTTTGGCCTTAAAGCCTGCTGGCAGGTTAGCAAGCGTTCCTGCGTCCAAAAGTTGACGCAATGCAGACGTTGCAGTCTTTGACAGCCCACCAATCAAATGTACAAAGCCCAAACCGTAGGCGCCTAAGCCCTCTACAAGCACATAATGCACAAAATAATTACGCCGGCAGCACTTTTCGTCGCCCTCGACCCAGTTTCTACGGATTGCAAGCACCCGACCGCTGGTTTCGTCGATTGTTACGACGTAAGGAAGCTTGATCCCAGTGGGCTCACCGTCCTCACCCACGTCTTCAAAGCCTGGAAGGTCCAAATCAACGTGGTATTCAAGCAAAAATATCTCGGAAGGAGAGCCTGTTTCCACAACTCCCGTCTGTTTGTCCACCGAATACGTGATTTGGCTCGCATCTATCGGGTAGTTTTCCGGTTGGATGTCTAAATCTAAGTATTCCCCGCTCACAACACGCTTGCGAAAGTCGTTTGAGTCCATCGGAATACGGTTCGTGATCCGTGGGCACTCGCTCATGACGCTCGAGCCAAAGTACGGGATGAATAAATCGTCAGGCAAGACCAGCTTTGACACCATCCGTCCTACCTGGTTGTCGTAATACACCTTCTTAAACGTCGATCCGCCGTATCCGGTATAGAAAAGCAGCTGGTCAAACTCCGGTGTGTACTCCTTCATCACCGTAGTTATCTGGTAATTCATGAAATCCTGGACACGAGCGGCCTGCTGGGCCTTTTCTAACGTCTCTTTGCCAAGGATCTGCGTACGCACAGGGCCGCTTGCCGGCATTAGTTCCTTAAACGCCTGGGCCTGGAACTGCACAATGGCCTCGGTCAGCATCGGATGCACCGCACCAGCGGCGCCCCGGAAGGGTTTGGTGCGCTCTTCAATCTTTAAGCCCAAGAGTTCCAAGCCCTTGGAGTACATCATCTCCCAGTCTTGGCGACTGGACTTGTCTGCCTCGAACAAAGCAGCAAGGTCCAAGGCAATCCGTTGCCGGTCGTCCTGGTCTACTACCTCGGCCAGGTTGGCATAGAAGTCCACATCCTTGTCTTCATCTTCGCCGATCTCGACCACGGCGCTGCCGTCTTCTTCCAAGACGATCTCGATGTCCGGCATGCCCTCTTGCTCGATCTCAATCTTGAGCTCGGACTCTGACGGGGCTTCGTTAACTATTTTGTCAATGGGCATAATCTTTGCCTTTATACACTAAAAAATGCTTCTTGCGCCAAAACCAGCTTTATCGGACCAATCTATCCGAACTCGCTCTGGGAGATCCTCACCCGTAGCAGACCTTGTATAAGAGTCAGGCTGAATCTTGTCTATGGGCAAGCCTTTTAAGAATTCAACTACCCGTTCTTGATCTTGGGGTTCAGGTACTCCGTTAAAGTCTCCTTTTACCTGTCTTACAATTAAGGTGCCATCTTCATTCTTTTGGGCCTCGATTGTAATCCTTGGGCGACCGTCTTTTCCGCGAAGGGAGAACACCTGGGCTTTTCCGGAAAGCAGCGCGTCAAGGCCTCCTACCCCATATTCTCCTTTTTTAGCATACCCACCAACAGAGTGGTGCATTGCTGCTCCTTCCAGTTGAACGGCCTGAGCTGTAGTTAACCGCACCCACCTGTCTTCTCCCATTGGCCTAATATTTTCCGTACCAATGTCATACAGCTCTTTCGGAATACTTTTGTTACCTTCAACCTTCTTGATTACTTCATCCCAGTCGCGCTGAAGCTTCGTGTTCTTTGTTCCTTGAATCACGGCCTCTGCAAAACTCATGTTGTTAAGTTTGTCCGGATTTAATGTGGATAAACTTTTGGCCAAATTTCTTACATCTAAAAAGTCAAGCGAGGGGATTACCGGAAGGTCATAAAAAACTTCTCCCTCTTGTGCGGCACGGATTAATGTTTCGTCGGTTACGTCTACAGGACGATTTAATCCCAACTCACGATTCATTAAATTTCTTGCAAGGTCTTTTTGGTATTCTGGAGAGTAGTCCTTTAACATGGACTCAGTCTCTACCTTGCGAATAAAAGGACCTTCAATTAGTTCTTCTTGCACTCCTTCTTGCTTCATTTTCTCAAGCATCTGTCTTGAAGCCGTGTCTCGAATCTCTTCCGCAGCTTCATACCTAGAAGGGGTTACTACATACGGGTTTATGCCAGCTCTCACGTCATACAAACGCTCAAAGTCTTGCAACGCTTCTGGGTTACCACTTCGCGCTTCACGGAGCATGTACTCACGGAAAGTTTTCTTATCCGTTCCAAGCGCAGGCATGCGCCCCTGAAAAAGAGCTTCTTTTAATACGTCATCTCCAGTGCCATAAGTAGTCGTTAAATACTTGCGGCCTTTGTCTTCTATAAACTTATTTATAGTCTTGATCTGGCCTATTGTCAGTTCTCCCTCTGCATCACGTGCAAGGGTTTCCTGCACACGCTGTAGATAATTATCTATCCCAGAGCCGGTTTGAGCTTTTGGAAAAACTCCACCTTTGGGCTTGATGACTCCACCCAGCCCACCTCCGGTCCAGTTCATAATGAATTCTTGCGGATCACTTTGGAGTTGCTGTGCAACGTTTCCAAGCGCACGCTTATTAAACGCAACCGGGTCCGTCACCGCCTCACGCAGATTGCCGTACACAGTCTTACCCGCCTGCTTCAAAAGATCTAACCCCTGACTTGCAAGACTCGGACCCTGTGGCCCTTGGTCCGTGGGCAACGTTCCAACAGTCATCTGCTCCGCTACTTCGCCATACTCAGGACTTCCTTCGGCACGCCGGATAGGACCAACCCTGCCAAGCTTGCCAGCCATATCCAAAGAATACGGAGGTAACGCGTAGAGCTGTTGCCGGGAAAGAGTAGATGGCTGCTGTGGTCCTTGGGCCGTGGGCCTTGGAATAATACGCTTGACCGCCTGCCGCGTCGGAGACTCCGACTCTTTTCGTTGAGGCTGACCCATCTGCATCGCCTCACGCATCCTGGCAATCTCAGCCTCGGTATACGCGTCCTCACTCTTGGCCTCGCCACCTTCAGCAAAGGCAACAGTAGACAGACTGTTGATATCGATTAACCCACCAAGGGCCATGGACAACGGGCCGTCAACCTCGATAGGCTGTGCAGCAGGCATCTGGCCAACAGGACCGCCCATGGCAAAACGAGCTACCGACAAGCTGTCAATGTCTTCGAGGTTTCGGTCCATTAAGGTCCCAGCAGAAAAGTTGCTACAATTCTATGCCTCAATAGTACTCCGGCACAAGCCCCTCACTGACTTTCTCATCCTGATAGTCGCTGTCAAGGTTAATAAAGTTCCCGGCACGAAACCGCATCATCGCCTGGGTGGTCGAGTCCACAAGGTCGTCATTGTCCCCGTTTGGGAACGCCGCACACTCCTCGATCAACTCCATCGCCCAATCAGTGTCCGGAGCCCAGACCATACCGGACTCGAACAAAGGGGCCACCGCGTTGGCTCGAGATATCTTATCTTGGCCTGACCGGCGTCCACCTGGCGTGTACATTGTAACAGGGATCCCAATTCGGCGAAGCTCTTGCTGCAATGGCACACCGGTTGCCTTGGCCTCGATCAACACGTTATCGGGCTTCCACTCGTCATACTGCTCCTTGGCCCTACGCTTCAATTCAGGAAAGTCCCATCTTCCCTTTTGCATGTCCAGGAGGATAATGGCAGGCCCCCCATCTTCCTGGGGGTAGAACACGCCCCAGGTCGTAATGACAGAGAAGTCCGCCGTCTCCTTTTTGGAGTACGCCGTGTCATAGGACTGGATGATGTAGTCAATCTTGGGCGTGTAGTCGTGCTCCCAGAGTTGCCACCACTCGCGCTTGAGAATAGCGCCCTCGTCGTTGGTAGGCTGCTGCTGGTACATGGCGTTCCACTTCTGTGGGGACAATGACGCCTTTACACCCAATAACTCCTCAAGCTTCCAAAAGCTTGGCCATAGGGGATTACCACTAGGCAGGATTGCAGGAAACTCGATTACCTCCCAACGGTCCGCCTTGTGCGAGACCTGGGACTTGATCAACCTGGCAGTCAGATCCTTTGTTCCCCAACGCGTCATCACGATTACCACAGCTCCCCCTGGCTGGAGTCGCGAACGAGGTCCAGAGGAATACCAATCCCAGGCATTTTCCAAGGCAAGCTCTGATGCCGCGTCTTGTTCCGAGTGTGGGTCGTCAATGATCAAGAGATCCGCGCCACGTCCAGTCATCGCACCGCCAACACCGACGGCAAAGTACTCGCCGCCCTCGCTCGTCTCCCACCGGCCCGCAGCTTTCGAGTCCTGTTTCAAGAAGACCTGTGAGAAGAGCTCCCGATAAGCCTCCGCCGACATAAGATCCCTGACCTTTCGGCCAAAGCGCACGGCAAGCTCCCCGGTGTGGGTCGCTTGAATGATCTTGGTTGTCGGTTTACGTCCCATGATGAACGCAGGCAGGAGATAGCTTGCGAATTCAGACTTCGTGTGCCGAGGAGGCATGTTGATAATCAAGCGCTTTAGCGTGCCGTTGGCAATTCGATCAAAAGCCTCGGCCATACGCTCGTGGTGCCCACTCAAAATGGCACTTGGCCAAACGTACTTAGCGAAGTCAAGAAAGTTTGTTTGTGCTCGCTCCTGCGCTTCCAGGAGGTGCAATCGTAATTCAAGTTTTAGGCGCTCGGCTTCTACGTCTTGCGGCGCGGCGGTCTGGTTCATGCAGAGTCCGTTCGAAAAAAATTTGCAAAAAATTTTTTGCTAAGTGCGTTTTTAAACTAAAGGGGGCCCTTTTGCAAGTCCAGTCCGGCAAAAAGTTCCTAATTCTGTTTTGGCCAGGAAAAACTGTGTGAAATCGGGCTAAAGCCTGCGCAGCCCACGCACGGGGCCGTTTTGCGGGATCGATGTTAGTGGGCGCTCGTTGTTTCTGAAATGCCCGCCGGGACTCTACCCCCCGGCGCGTGGGCCACGGGCCAGGGACCAGGGCGCATGGCCACCGGCCCACGGTCCGCGTGCCATTGATCGCGGCCGGGGTGTTTGTGATCCTGGCCACCGTCTGGAATCGGTTAACAAACAATCGCGCCCAGGGCGCAGCTGCCAGGGTTACCAGGGCGCAGCTGCCAGGGTTACCAGGGCGCAGCTGCCAGGTTCGGCCAGACTTAAGGCCCACGGCCCACGGCCCGGCGCGGGTTCCAGGGCGCAAGCTGCGCAGCTGCGCAAGTTAAGGCCCACGGCCCGGCGTTACCAGGGCGCGCAGCTCACGGCCACCGGCCCACGGGCCACGATACGGCCAGGACCGGCCCAGGGCCCACGGGCCACGGCCCCCGTGCCTGGTTGTGATATTCCAGGGCGCCCACCGGCGCGACGGGATGCAATGGGCGCAGGGCCACGCCTGGCGCGGGTGAGCTCGTTACGATACGCGGCCGGCCCGGTCCCGGTGAGAGTTAACAAACAAACACGCCCAGGGCGCCAGGGTTTCAGGCATAAAAAAACCCGGCCGGGGCCGGGTTCAAGGCTGCAGCTGCAGCGCTTAGGCGGCGAGCTCGGCCCGCTCGGACTCCCATGCATCAGGGCCGGCCGTTAGCAGCTCAACGGCCCGCGATTTGAGCGCAGCGCCCGAACCAAACCAGGCAGACTCCAGGCGCGTGTTATTGGACCGGCCGCGCTCATGATCGACGAGCTCGGTCACGGCGTTAAGCATGGCCCACCGCGTACCGGTTACACCTGGAATATCGGACCCAATCGCGCCACCGTTGAAAAGCTGCAGCACGCGGCCGAAAGCGCGCGACTCGCGGACATCGCCGGCGGATCGGTGCCAGGGTTTAAGCAGCGCGGCCAGGAAAGCATCCGCTTCGACCGGGGCCATGCCCTGGCCGGCGAGCTGCCGGGAATTAATCAAAAAGCTTTCCCAGGCATTCGCGGCGATTCCAAGCTGCAGCCGGACCGCATCGGCCTTGAAGCTTTCCGAATGCAATACGCGCACGGCGCTCTTGAGATATCCCAGATTAGTTTCCGCTTCGCCGGCCGTGGCGCGGCCATTAGCGTACCCGCCCACGGCGGCCGTAATAGTGTTATTGCAAACCACGCGGATCGCCGTGAATTTCGCCACGGTGGCCATGGTCCCATCGTAGCTTGTACCGAGCAGCAAGTACGGTTTCACGATATCGCGCGAAACCACGGGCGCAGCATCGCCCACGCTCGCCAGGGCCCAAACCCTTTTCCCGTCCGATAACGCGCCGGCCGTTTCCAATTGAAACCCGCCCAGGCTTACAAGCTCGCGAAAAAAATCCATAACTTCGCCAGGTTGAACTACCCGGTAACCGTCCGAAACCACGGCGAGCGGTGCGCCCGTGTCCGAGCGGTGCAAAACCTTACGGTTCGGCCAGGATTGCAGCTCAGACGCTGCGGGCGAGCTGTAAAGCACGGGCGATTCTAGGACCGTGTAACCTAGGCCCGCTTGCTGGGTCCAAGTTTCAATGCTCGCGCCTGGCGTTAAGGCCTGGCCGAGCCCGTGCCAGGGAGTCGCGCCGATGTATGCAATGGCCGAGCGGCCGGTTGTTTGATCAATCATATGTGCCATTTTTAAATCTCCTGTATGAGCGCGGGAGGATTCCCGCCCGCGAATAATAACCCGTTTTTGTTTGGGCGCGCAAGCTGCGCAATTCTCGCGCCTGGTGCGCGCCGATCCACCGTAAAACGAAAAGAATCACGGCCGGCCCCCCTCTATCTCATGATCTAAAAGCTTTTCGAAGCTTTTCGCTAGCTCATGACAATTTGATTCAACGAGCGCGGCCACTATGGCCGCGCCTATATCCTCCACACCCCAGCGCAATTCCTGCGCAAGCTTTACGCCTAATTTTTCCGGGTTCATTATGCGGCCCGCCCGATATCGCCCGCGACATGGTGGCGCAGCAAGGACCCAGGGGGCAAGCTTCGCGCGAAATCGCGCAGCGCCTGGGAATCGTCTGAGCGGCCCGCCTTGCGCGTGCCGTGCCATTGGATCGCCGTGGGCCCGTTTGATGCATAGCAGCCACCGGGCAGCGCCGTGCCTACCCGTTTAGCGCTCGGGCCGTGCGCGACAAACACCACGACAAAATCACGATCCGCACGGGCGCACAAGGGACGGCCCCCACCGCATTGCGCGCATGTGAAATTTTCGGCGAGCTCGGCCGGGCATTGGATAAAACGGCGTCCGCGATATTCCACGCCCCCGGCCCAATCGGTCCCGGCCGGGGCGGCCACCACGGCCGGGCGGCCGGCATCCATCGCGGCCACGGCATCGAGCATATTGTCGCAGCTCGCATTAATCACGGTTTCGCCTGGTTTCGCTACGGGCAGCAGCTCGGCCGGGAAATGCGAATAGGTCCACGCCTGGCCATTACGCGGCACGGCGGCCAATAACGCGGCGAGATAGTCGGCATCGATCAGCTCGGCGCCCTTTTCGCCGGCCGGGTGAAGCGCGCAGCTTTTCGGACATGTCGCGAATGTCTCGTGTTCGCCGGCGCGATATGTCACGGCGATGGGGCCGGTTTTACGGTTAGCGGAAACTGCAACGGTTTTTAGCATTTTCTTTTCTCCTGTATGAGCACGGCGGCGCCGTGTCTGTGAAATATAAAACAAACAAACAAAAAACACAAACAAAAAAAACCCGGCCCCATACAAGCGGCCGGGCCATACAGGGACCAGGGGCCTATGCTGTCTCGCTGTGCCCGAATTGTGTTTGTATTCGGTCGCGGATAATTTCACCCGTGACATCATACGAATGAGACGCCCAGCCGTCCGCGCCTTCAGTCCAAACCGTGGTTTTTTTCGTGTGGCCGTTTCGGATCGTTGCGCCTAAGCCGTAAAAGCTAACCAGGGCCGAAGCGCCTTCTACTTCTTTACACGCGCCCATGTACTCGCCCTGGAGATCATAGATTTTATATTGTGGAGCTGCTGCCATTTTTAATTTTCTCCCGTTTATCGATTAGTTAAATTGCGCAGGAATGTCCGAGAAAAAACAATATCGCCGCGAAACTCGGACGGGATTAAATAGTCGGCCCCGCCTGCGTAGTCTTCTACGCGCTGGGGATCCATGCGCTTTTTTTCGAAAATGTTATGAACTAAAACAATTTCCCCCTCGTCGGTGGCTGGATTATTTCCAATTACAAATTTTCCAAACTCCATCTCACCAAACCAAATCTCGACTGGTTTTTTAATCATTTTCCGCCCCCGCGTATAAAAATGCTGGCCAAAAAGAAAACAGCAATAGCAATACAAACAAGGCCCAGGGCGTTTTTTAACAGCTGCAAAGCTTCTAGCATTTTGTTTCTCCTGTATGTGACGGCAAGGCGCCGACAGCCACAATTTAAATAAATTTATTTCTCGTGTCAACTACTTCCGATTGAAGATCGAATTAAACAACAACATGCCGGCCAACCTGGCTAGCTGCTTAAAAAAACCCCGCTCTCGCTCGGCCGTGCGATCCGGCGGCCTGTACTTCAAACCTTCCTGAACCCTGCGCGTGTATGTCTTTCTCATGCGCGCTGCTCCCTTTCTCAAAAAAGAAGAACGGGGGCGCAATGCCCCCGTGGCTTTACTCCGCCAGCCTATCTAAATCAAACCATTGTCCATGGTCTGACGCCCAAACGAAATTTCCAACTGAGTTAACAACGAAAGCATATCGATGCTTTTCCTTGTCAAACCAAACGGCCGAATGTTCCCCTAAGTCAACACCTAGTTTCTTCAGCATTTTAGATGCCGTGTCAGCTCGCTTTTCCCCAAGTTCTGGGTCTTCACGCGGCGGCAGCTCGAGTTCAATCCAAACGCGATTTTTCGTGTTCATAACTTTCTCCTGTATGGTTAAAGAACAATGTCAAATTTTCATTTGACAAACACATTATACCAAAACCAAATTCACTTGTCAAATCACTCCAACAGTCGAGCTCGCAAAACATTCCACATCACATGCGACAAGGGCCACTTGTCAATGGGCTCAACATCGATGCCGCGCATGAACAAGTCTTCGGCCTGGCTGCCGTCGTACAAGTACAAAAATCCCTTCAGCACCGAAGTCGTTCCGGGCGGATGATATTCAACAAGAAAGTATGTCGGGCAATTCAGATCCGCATGCTTAAGATGGAATGCTACCTGGTGCGGGCTCATGGCTATCTTGCGTCCCCTCCTCACCACCTTCAGTTCCACCATCACAAACACTCCCTCCCCCGTCAGCGCTACCAGGCAATCCGGAGTCCCCAGGTTCACCCGACTCTCGATCCTCGTTATGTGACTGTTTGGTAAATTTTCTTTTAGCCTCTTGTGCAGCAATCCTTCGGGCTTTCTCGACATTTCGTAACGCCTCCTGCAGCGATTGTGGTTCCGGTTCCGGATCCTGTTTTGATTCGATAACTTCGGTGACTTCCATTTCCAGGATGTCCTTCGGGGGTGGCCCTCCGTAAAGCTTTTTAATCTCGTCGAGCTTCTCCATCACTTGCTCTTTGCTCATGGAATCAATCGTGCCCACGCGAATCTCTTTGCGGTCCACATAGATCGTGCCCAAGGCCTGACCTCGACGGTACTCAGCTTGCACGGCCGCGCCAAAAGCGCCCGCTGCCAACGCAGCGTCCCGGATGGTCAAGAGGTCTCGCATGTGCCGCTCGTAGGTCGTGTTGTACTTGGCCGCAAGTTCGGCTCGGTATTCCTGGATCGCGGCGACGATATGTGGGCATCGGTCAGGAGATGTAAGCCTAGTTGCTATTCCGCTCGCTGATTGCGGATTAAACCCGGCACGGATTGCAGCCTCTTTCAAGGTTATCGCGCCGTCCCCGGACACAAGCTCTTTGACAAAGGTCCATTCCCTGGCCGTCAAGGTCTTTTGCTTCTTTAGTGGGGCTACTGGCGTGGCCAGGCGCTTCGCTAACTTGTCCCCGATAACTGGCGGGACATTCCAAACGTCTTTTTTGGCCATTATTCGTACCTCCGACAAACCCACTCTTCTAGCCCGACAGAGATCACATAGCACTTTACATCGTCATGGTCTTTGTACCACCGGGTCAGGGCCATGCGCACCTTCTTGGCTTCCTCTTCCGATTCAAGGTACATGTAGTCCCCGATATTCATGTCATCAAAGGGGTAGATTGTTCGCCACCCATATTTTTTAAGGTAATGCTGCCGGGTGAACTCCTTGAAATTAGGTTGATTCCACTCTAGCTCCACCTGTCTCTTGGTCTGATTCACATTACTCTCCTGCAAACCCATTC